GGTGTTGGTGTCAGTGGAAATGTTCATGCGGCCAAATTTATTGGTGATGGTTCAGATCTTACTGGTGTGTCACAAACCCTACACCAGGTTACGGGTGGTTCGGGTAACACCACAAGCAATAAAATTTTAATTACAAACGCCGACGACACGTCGGCATCACCATCTGGCGCTCTTCAGGTAAGAAATGGGGGTCTCTACGTAGCTAAAAATATAAAAACCGACAAGGATTTGATTGTGACAGGGAATCTTACCGTTAATGGCACAACAAGTACATTTAATACTACAACTCTCACAGTTGAGGATAGTCTTATAACAGTCGGTAAAGGGAATACCAGTGGGACAAAAGATGTTGGTCTTATATTTGAAAAACCAAATTCAAATATAGCAATTTTTTATGATACGAGTCTTTCTAAATTGAGAATATGTGGCTCTGACAATTTTTCGGGTGATGTTGTAGGGACAAATAATACAGCTATACCAGTTGAAATTACAGGTTCGTTAACGTCAAGTCAGTCAGTAACCTGTCAAACCTCTACCATCCAAAGCACCACCGATTCAGCATCCAATGGTACCGGTGCTCTTGTTGTACAAAGCGGCGGTCTTTACGTGAACAAGAAAATATACGCCGGTGATGACATTACAGCCTTTTCGGATAGGCGTAAAAAATCAAACATCACACGGATTGAAAATGCTCTCGATAAAGTGTGTCAGTTGAGTGGATATACGTTTGACTATTTAGATGAACGAAAAACCGGTGTCATTGCTCAAGAGGTGAAGGAAGTACTCCCAGAAGCTGTATATGGTTCGGAAGATACTTCATACTCTGTAGCGTATGGTAACCTGGCTGGTATTATCATAGAGGCGATAAAGGAACTAAAAAATGAAATACAAGAATTGAAAAATAACTAATAACATCCTTTTTACCAGGTTTCATAAATCAAACGAGGTAAAAAGTGTAAATTTACTTATCCATAGAATCGGCGAGAGCCAAAATAACAACACCCATGATAAAAGCCATCACGGCGTAATTACATTCAGTTTCTTCAAGCCCTACAGAGGACTTGGGCTTTTCCACCACGACCGTTTCCTGAGGTCGGGTGGGAGGTTCGAGTTCCTCAAGGGGACAATAACCTATCATTATTATACTTTACGCTTAGAGATTTATTTCTGTTTTCTTCTTTCTTCTGGTCTTCTTGGTCTTTGAGGCCTCTACATTTACCTCTTTGACATCACCCCCAGTAGATTCTCCGGAAATGGAAACAATATCCGAGATATCATCTTCTTCTACAGGTGGAGGCTTTGTGGTGGTAGACGGCATCGAAGTATTCATTGGTGGTGGTGGCATCATAATACCACCCATGAGACTTGATATATCTACACCCGGTCCCTTCATTTCATAATCGCCGGTGCCGCCAACTGGGGCATCCATTGCGGGTTGATCGGGGGATCGTGTTGTATTTTGAGCAGCCGCCATCATATTCTTGACAAGATCGGGGTTTTGCTTGAGAACATCGTTCATATTTGGTAAGGCTGTCTTGAACATACTGTTTGTAAGATGGAACATCATAGCTGACCCACCTAGCATCATTATAAGTTTTATTTCTGGAGCGACGGCAACCTTAGACCTATACTTAACGTAAAGTTCTTCAAACACTCCGTCATAATCATCCACTGATTCCATTACATTCTCGCTCCAGCCATCGAGCTGAATTTCGAATGGATTGTATCTTTTATTGAGGAATTCCAGGCCAGTCACACAGGCAACCAACATTCGTCGTGAAAAACGAATAGACTGTTCTACATCAATGCTATATGTAATTCTTCTTACTTCAGAACGTAAATCATCGACATTGGAGTATGCGTTGAGTCGCTTATTTACATTAAATCCCTTCTTCTCAAGCCGAGCCAATTTATTAAGGAGATCAGTTTTCTCTTCCTCGACTGACGTGTACCCCTTCGTTGGCTGTTCGGAATCTTCCCCTCCACCGCGCATTGGTTCGTCGTCATCAAAAAATGTGGGTTCATCTTCACCGTAATCCACCTCTTCGTCTTCTTGTGTATGTACTGGTGCAGTTTGTTTGTTTGGATTTACAAATGCATCCATGGGTTCTTGTGGTTGTTGTGGTCTGGGACGCTTTGGGTCAACGGGACGACGTACAGGCTGAGGTTTCGGAACTGATATTTCAATTTCTTCCATCAGGGCCTGTTCATCGGCGTCTAATTTCATCACAGTATTACCACCTCGACTAATGACAATTTCTTCGTCCATCTACTCTCTAATGGGAAACTATTAAATTACCTTTAACGCACTTTAGAAAAAATATATATATAATATAAATGTTCAAGTTCAATCGAACGAACCGTAATGCTATTACAACCATCATTGTCATCCTGGCAATCATCCTCGTACTTTCTGCGACCAAGAGTGCGTACAGCCCCAGACCAATCACCATCAAGGCCAAGACTGAAAAGTCCATCTTCGGTCTCGATAATAAATTGGAATGTGCGCCCGGTCAGGGCAAGAAGGGTAGTGCTTATACTAAGGGTTTGACCCCGGGCGGACTTTGTGGCGCACAAAAGCTCGTCGATGATTATGCCAGTTATGATATTGAAGATGGAATTGGTGGATCTTTAATCTAAGCTAATATAAAATGGCGTTGATTACTTCACCCACTGGGGTTCCAGATCTCAGTTCAGAATATCACACTATAACCATAGATTCTGTTGGACAAGCAAGTGCCAACACTTTTACATGCCACCTTGACCAGCCTATCCGAAATGTGGTTCAGGCAAGGTTATTGGCAGCCAGTATTCACTCACAAGTGAGTACTGAACAATGTTATGTTTCTATTGAAGAACTTGATACGAACTTCAATGACCGCGCATCAAATGTTCTCGGGGGTCAATCTGAGATGACAGTTGTTCGCAATTCATTTGCGAGTCTGATAGTTAATGAAACTTCTCACACCGGTGGTACTGATTCTCTCATCACCTTTAAGGATTCGGATTATCCAATCGTGACTCAATACATTGACCCAATTCGTAGCATTGACCGTTTCAAGGTTACGATTCGCGACCAAGATGGAAATACCATCAAGAATCCCGCTACCTCAGCCAATAACTTTTTAGTTATTCGCTTCGTGTGTAGAAAACCAAACTTGTAATTTTCTTATATTAAAGTAGTATACAATGTCTTCGGGTATTGTTCAATTAGTGTGTATCGGTGCTCAGGATGAACATATCGTTGGTGATCCTGAGATATCATTTTTTAATTCGACTTTCAAAAGACACTCGAATTTTTCCCAATCCATTGAAAAACAAACTATACACGGAGCTGTCAAAAACAATTCCCTTTCAACGATACGCATCGAGAGGAGTGGCGATCTGTTGGGATATACATATTTTGTAATTGATAACGGATCTCGGGCTGTTGATTCAAACTCCTGGGAGGATTTAATTGAAAGTGTCCAATTGGTTATAGGGGGGCAAATTATCGACGAACAGGATTCGTCTTTTTGTGAAAATATTGCAGTTGACATGCTTGCACAAAATGTTTCAAGGAGTTCAAATGGTCCACACCCCGGTGGAAGTACTTCAAACTCGTTCTTCTTCCCACTTCGGTTCTTTTTCTGTGAAGGCGCTCAATCTGCAATCCCACTATTGGCTCTTCAATATCATGATGTCGAATTGCGCATTCGCTGGGGGTCTACCGCTGCGTCATACAACTGGGAATGTTACTCAAATTATTACTACTTAGATAATGAGGAGCGTGGTAATATGGCATCAAGATCGCGTGATATGCTCATTTACCAAGTTCAAAAGAACATTGGTTCTGCTGAACATACCCAAAGTCTCAATTTTAACCACCCAGTGAAATTCATTGCGAGTTCAAATAATACCGGGACAAGTCCTCTTGCATCGGAAACAAATAGAATCAAACTCAGTATAAATGGCGTTGATCTAACCGCATATAGGTGGTCAAGGCCACACTTTATGGATGTTTCACAATATTATCACACAAACTTCGTAACAAGTCCAGATATTTTTATGCATCCATTCTGTTTGACCACTAGCTTACATCAACCAACCGGGTCACTAAATTTTAGTAGGATCGAAAACGCAAAAATACATAGTGAAACTGAAATATTAAATGATACAATTTATGCCGTAAATTACAACATTCTCAGAATTGAGAATGGAATGGCTGGCCTTATATACGCAAATTAAAATCGAATAATATATAAATGGTGAAAGACACTGGTGTGACTCAACCCACAGACAAAATACGTCTAGGACGGTTCACTGGATGTGCGCAACCACATAATTCGATTGTCCTCAATGCAACATATGCAAAGATTGACAACATTGAAAATAGTGGACTTTATGTGACACCCATTAGGAATGCAGCAGCCCCCAACTTGCTCGCATATGACCCAGCGACGAAAGAAATCGTAGAGACGGGTGGTCATAAAATTAAAATACCATCCCTAGAGGTGGAAAATCTCGATGTTGTGAATTCAAGAACAGTTGAAAATTATTATACAAGTAATCCAGTTTTCGAAATTGCGAAAGGAAATACTAAAAATGATGTAGATGTTGGAATTGTTATGCGTCGTCGTGGCGGTGACGTTAAGATTCAATTCTCAGAAAAGGATAATTGTTTGGCGATAAACAAAGATACAGATGTGAAAGGTACTGTAAAGGCTAAGATATTCGAGGGAGACGCCGGTCTTCTTTCAAATATTCAAATTAATCATGAAATACCCGATACATTTGAAAATCTAACCGTGACCAAAAGTCTCAACGCGGATGGGAGTCTTCTTTCGAACATTTCCATTAAACAATTGAATGATTTGGAAAATGCGACACTTAATTTAGAATCCCTGTATACACAAGGATCTATACATTCGTCCAGAGCCATTGTATCCAGTTCAAAGGTAGTGGCGCCCATTTTTCAAGGGGACGGTACACATCTTCATGGCGTGGCTCTCGATAAAGATTTGAAATCGAACGCATCCCGCATCGAAAATATTGAAGTTATAGTTCCAGAATTGAAAACCACAATAGATTCATTATCACAAAGAACGAAATCATTATATAAAATAGACTTATTTGAAACTAATTTATCAAATGTTGCAAATAATGTTGAAAATTTATCATATTTACCGACACGTATTGGGGATGTTGAACAAAAACTAAAAAAGTTTACCAACACCGATAAAAAATTTACAGAAGTCAATAAAAAAATAAAACTTATTGGTGAGTCTATCCCAGATGTTTCGCAATTGAGACAAGACGTTTTTTATCTAAATGAACAAGTTCCAATAATTGAAAAACTTAAAGATGACATAAAAGATATCAAACCGATTAAAGATCAACTATCGTCAACTTTTACACATTTCAAAAACGTTTCAAAGGAACTGGAAATGCTTCCTATATTAGATACAAGAATTCAAAACGTAGAAGAAAAATGTGTATTTAAAGATGATTTGGGTGATATACAAGATGTAGTTAAGAAAATCGCAATAAATACCCCAAAGCGTATTAATACTGTGGAAAAAAATACACTAAATCAAATAAGTGATATAAAAAATCAGCTTCTTCGCATAGATCCACTTGAAAAACTCGTACCAAGTGTCGAAGGTGTAGAAACTGAAGTTTTAAATATAAATTGTAAATTGCCCATAATTGATGAGAGGATACAGGTTCTTGAAGATTTCGAAGCTCCCGAAATAACACTTGAAACTGTAATGAAAAATGAAAGCAATACGAGTTGTACAATGATTCTCGAAAACCCCGGGACATCCCTCTCAACTGTAGGAAATGTGGGTTTTGGTACAACAGAAGCCGCGTCAAAAGTTACGATATATGAAACTCCTGATATAGTCTCGCCCCTCGGTGAAGTTAAGGCGATCAAAATAAATGAACTTGCCGAAATAAATGCATACACAAAGGCAAATGCCGGTTTAAGTTCTGGGCGTCCCGGTGGCATTGTATTTAATACAAAAAGACCAAATGGTCATCTCCAACCGAGCATGACAATAGATGGAAATGGTTCAGTCACCGTGGGTTCGGAAGCTGCGCATTCATCAGCAGCATTTGCAGTAAACTCAACGTCGCGTGGGTTGTTACTTCCCCGCATGACGACCAAACAGATTGAAGATATAAAAAAACCCGAACCAGGTCTTATGATTTACGATACCGAAAAGGATACATTTGTTGGATATAAAAAGACTGGCTGGACCGAACTATGCTAAAATAAAATGACTTATTATATAAATGGTAAAGAACTTGAATACCATCGAACGGTCCGAACGGATCAGGTTAGGTAAATACACACCCGATGAACAGACCATTAATTCCATTATTATTAATGCATCTTCACAATTGATTGATGCAAATACGAGTGGATTTCATGTGGCACCTATAAGGAAAGATTCAAGTATCACTGCCAATACATTGGTGTATAATGTAGTAACCAACGAGATCGTTGACTCAGGTGATAACATCAATAAGACACTAGATGATGTCACGGCCGCGGGTAACACAACATCACATACAACAGAGTTTCAGAACACCGATGCGAGTTTGATTGCATATGGACCCGTGGGTATAGGAAATACTTCACCGATACATACACTTGATGTCGGATCAAACCTATATGTTGACGATACAGGTTCGAATGTAATGGACGTGACCGGGAATGTGTTTATTTCCGATACACTCCTAGTTGTTGGGAATCTAGAAGTTTTGGGGGACACACAACTTGTGTCACATAGCACCCTGTCTATTGACGATTCAATTGTTGAACTTGGTAAGAATAATTACGAATCAGACACTGGTTTTGATTTGGGTTTTATCATGACGCGGTCAACTGCTGTATCCAATGTGGGTATAGGTTACCGCGAAGCGCAAGATGAATTTTTCATTGGATACACGGATAACACCGCATACGAAAATTACATCACACCGAACGAAGATAACAATGTAAAATTTCACGTGTACGGTTCTCTTGTAACGGATTCAAATGTAGGTATAGCAAATACCTCACCAGTACACACACTCGATGTTGGATCAAACTTATATGTTGATGATAGTGCCTCCAATATATTGGTGGTTCATGGGAATACAAAAATTGATGAAACAATATTTGCGAACAATATTTCAATTTCAAATGATATTGACGCTTCTGGAAATTTGAATGCATTGACAGAATTAAATGTTACCGGAAATGTCTACGCGTCCTCGAATGTTGACGTGTCCAAAGAACTCAATGTGAGTGGTAATGTATATGC